GTGATGCACTGTATGGTTTTTGACTAGCAGGTAAAGATACAGAAGTAGATCCTGTTTCACCAGAATATGCTGTACCACCTAAAGCTGTGATAATTACATCATCCATAGCTCTTCCCATAGCAGCAGCCGCAGCTTTTGCATAAGAAGAAGTTGGATCAATTAATAATCTAACTTTGTCTGCATTGTCTATTAGATCTGCCCACTCGTAGTCTGCAAGACTTACTCTTCTTCTAGAGTGTGGAGTATCTAATTGTGGAGTGTCAGCATGACGAGATGTTCTCAATTGAGCAGTTGTTTTACCAACTTGATCAAAGAAAGCATTCTTTCCTACTACTGACTCAACATCCACAGCTCCTCTTAAATACGATCCCATTTGTTGAGATAGCATTTGTACGTTTGAACTGTACTGCTGTACAAAAGCAGTTGTTATTTGATTTGACATAGTGTCATTTCCTTTTGTTAAGTTAAGTTTAAGTTTAGTTTCAGAAAGTTCCCCACCTTATAGATAGGCTATCTTGCATTTAACGACTGTTAGTCGGTTGTCTTTCCAACAGGCATGTAAGGTTCTAATAGAATTGTCTTACAATTTCTAAGGCGATTTAATTAAAAATCACCCTAGAAATCGCAATATAGTATTTTTGATTTGATTGCAATAAGTTTATTATTGGCTTAACATTTCACGTAAAGCTAATACCTGATTAACCACTTTATTGTGATTAGGATGCATTTTATTCCAATAAGCACCTTGTCTATCAGATGTTAATTCTTCAATTTCTTTTTCAATTTCTCTACCTTGAAGAACATTATCAGCTTCTGTGCCAATAATCTTATCTTCAGATAATAGATTAGCAATGTTAGCAAATGCTTTTATAATCTTAGGATTATCTCCTAATCTGCTACCATCTCTTAATTGAGTATCTAGAAGTTCTGGTTCTAAATATGTTTGAGCAACTGCTGATGCTTTTCTTAAGTTCTCATCATAGGATTTACCCCATTCTGATCTTAACATATTAGCAGCTTCAGCTTGTGCTGATTCCATATTTACTGACATTTCTTTTGCAGAGCCTTCTAGAGTTTGTTTATAAAACTCTAATATGCCTTGAGCTTGTTTATTATTTAAACCTAGCTTGTGAGCATTTTGTGCAAAACCTTTGATGACATTTTCATCAACAGGAGCAACATCAGTTTTTAATTCTAAAGTATATTTATCAGGCGACTCTGGTCTGCCTAATTTATTATACACTTCATTCCACTGTTCATCTGTTGCAGATTTTCCTGGTAATGGAATTTTATCTGTACCAATCATAGATACTGCATTGATGTAGCTTTTAGCTAACGCATCTAGTTCAGTAAATTTTTCTATGTTTGGATTGGATCTGTATTCTTGTGAAATAGCTTCTTTCCAAGTCTTACCAGATACAGGTTGTGTTTGTTGTTGTGTTGAGCTTAGTATTGGTTGTGCTGTTGCAGTTGTTGTCTGTTCAGTTGCAACAGGCTGAGTTCCCTCAGTTGTCTGTATTTCTGACATTTTATTTTCCTTTTAGTTTATCATTGAGCAGCATGTTTTTAATAAATAGAAGAACGCTGCGTTGTCCCTCCATATATGCACTTTCATGACTATCCCCTCTAACATTTGTGGTAGCATTATAGTGGCATCTCTTTTCTAAATCTTTCATAACTTCTTTGCCATGATCAGATTCAAAAACTATTTTATATACTTCTTTTAATTTATTTATTTGTTCTTCCATTTATTTTCCTTTCAGTTGTTATTCTTGTGGTGCTACTAAAGCTCTAGCCTCCTCAGGTAACGCTTTAGCTAAAGGTGCTACAGCTCCACCAGCTTGTGCAATTTGTTGCATTTGTTGCATTTGCATTGCTTGATCTTGTTGTTGTTGTTTCTGTTGTCTAATCGCATTCACTTCTGCTTTAGAGTTTAATACCTTAGCAGGAACTCCAACAATGTCAGCTAAATGTTTAACAAGGTTATCAATATTCACATGATCAAATACTGGAGCAATGTTTGATAATGATCCAAATATTTCAATAGCTCTCATAATAGATTGTAACTCAGAAGCTCTTTGTGCTTTAGCAAGTGGAGATACATATTCAATTTGTATATCTTGACCAGCTAAGAAATCTGGTGCTGGTTTAAATAATTTCTTTCTAAGTAGAATAGCAAATGTTCTATCAATTAATGGTCTTAGTAATTCTGATTGTAATCTTCCAAGAACTGGACCAAGTAATCTCATCTTCTCTTCGTTACGTTGCACAACTTCTGTTGCAGTCATTTGTGGACCATTCTGCATCATTAATTGATTTACATAGAACGCATCTCTAATAGCATTTCTTCTTTGCTCTTCCATGTTTAAACCTAATGGATTATTTGCACCAATGTTTAATGGTTCAATTCTATCTCTAGTTCCAGCTCTATAAAAATTTAATCCACCTGGTACTGTTCTTACTGGTAATATAAATCCATCATCAGGAACTAATAGTGGAGGATCAACTTGTTTCTGTGCAGCTTTAATAGTTGTCTTAGACATTTCATTTAACATCTTAACATCTGGTAAAGCAGTCATAGCAGGAGATCTGCCATAGATTTCAAATGATGCTTTTAAGTAACGTGGTACAACGTATGGGAACTCATTAAATCCTGATTGAGATATTTCATGTTTAGTTTCTGGTTCAATATAGCAAGATGCAAATGGCATATTCTTGTTATCTTTTTTTCTAGGATCGTAATTCTCTCTTGGATAAACAACATGTAAGATTGTAATTTCTTCATAAGGATCTTTCATTGCAATGCCTCTAGTTGTTTTAGAAACATTCTTTTCACCAAACTGTTGAATACAAGCACGTGCTGTTAATTTAAATTTTCTAAATACTGTATCTACTTTTCCTTTATTGTTTTCTGAAATGTAAACTTCACCAATGTGTCTTGTTGAAAATCTAACAATGTCTTCTTCATCATCTTCAATAAACATTGCAGCAGTACCAAAGGTAATTAGATCGTGATATAATTCAAATATTTCTTGTTGGAAGTTTGATCTGTTAAATGCTTCATACATTCTATCTGTTGCATCTTGTAACCATTCATTCGCTGCATCTTCATCTATTAGATCTGATTGTTTAAATTTTAATGAGAACCATGGTGTTGCAGGGTTAGTAAGCATACCATGTAAAGATGCTGATAATAATTCCACAGCATGTAGTGGAGATGAATCAAATATTAACTCAGATCGTTTATCGCCTTGTGATCTTTTTTTAGTTACATCTGCTTTTCTTGGCATCATGTAATCTGACACTTCTTGCCAATGCGATTCCCAAGTTTGACGCTGTGTTACTAATTTTCCAAATCTCTTTAAGAGATCTTTTACTAAATCTGTTTCACCCATTTAATTATCCTAAAAGAGTTGGTGTGCCTAAAGTTGCACCTTCTGATACGCCTGCAGCTCCAGTTAATATTGTTGGAGATCTACCACGTCTTCTTCTTTTAATTCCTTTAGCATCCATATCTGTTGCACTTGCCTGAGATACTTCTGCAGTTGTTGGTGCTACAGCCACAGGAGGTGGCGGAGTTGGAGCTGGTGCAGATGGTTTAGATTGAAAAGGATTTGGTATTGGACCACCCATATTACATTCCTAATAAAGTTTTTTTCTCAGTTGTTGCTTCTTCAACAAGTGGAGATGTTAGTATTGTGCTTGATCTACCTTTTCGTTTTCTAATAATTTCATCTTGCTCAGCTTTTATTTTTGCTTTTTCTTCAGCAGATAATTCTGCAGATGGTGGTTCAGGTAAAGGTTGCACTGGTGGCAACGCTGGCATTTTTGGCGATAAGAATCCCATAATTTAAATAATCCTATATTCGTTATCTGCTACACTTTGCGGTGCAGATTGTCTAGTATTTATTTCTTGGATTCCAACAGCTAGATAACGCATAGCATCACAAGCGTGTGAACTCCAATCATGTACAGGCTTAGATCTAAACATTCTGTTTTTATCTATAAACTTCCTATGGTAGTGTCTTAACGCATCTATAAGTTTTTTGCAATGGTCTGTATCAATCCAACATCTAGGTAATAACATTGTGGTAGCATGGATACCATCTTC